ATGCTGCTGATGGTATCGGAAGAGGATTCGATTATAGGACTTATAAAGAAAGGGAAGTCATATGAATGAAAAGGTTGATGCCAGTATTAGAGCAGTTGAATTGGTAAAATTATCACCTGATACAAATCGTGAGCCTGAAGCATTACGCGATGCTCTAATCGCTGAAGATTACAGTCTACTTGAAGCACAGATGGGTATGATGAATGCGGTTCAGGCTGGGGATTTAGAATTAGATCTAGATTTAAAATTTAGAATGCCTACAATACATTAAATAAATGCAAATAAAATGAATTAGGGGGTTTACAACCCTCTTTTTTTATGGTATAATGCATGCATATTAAACGAAAAGGAGACTGTATTATGATCAAGTCACGCGAAAACGAAATCCGAATTGCAAAGTCCATCGTTGCTCTTTTGAATAACCTCGACGATGTAAAATTTAATCCGAAGACTGGTAATTTCTTTGCTGGTAATACTAAAATCGCAAGTTTCGGTTATGATAACAAAGGGAATCGTATAATAATCGACCGCAAGGGTGACAAGCTTTGTAACTGGAGGTATTGATATGTGTGTTCATTTTATCGGTTTTCGTACAGATCATGAATATCAAAGTGCTATAAAGGTATTTGGTAAACCTGATTTTGTGCACAAGTGGCATGATAGAAGAGCTTATGGTGATATCGATACTGATAATGATACTGTGGTTTTTGCTAGTAAAGCTCGTCCGGATGTCATCAATAAATATTCATGGCAAGATCATGAGAATAATTGAATGAAAAGGGTAGTCAATAGGATATTGTCATGAATATATGTGATATAATATGGACAGATATAAAGTACATAACACGGAAAGCAACATGTGACGCAACAGAAGACGCTGTCCTCTGCACAGAGGACGCAACGTGGGACGCATCGTGGGACGCAATATGGAATGCGTCATGGGACGGAGCACGGGAAGCTACAACACGGGGCGCAACATTGGACGCAACCCGTGACACGGTCGATAGGATATTAAATCCTTAAAATACCTCCTGTTAACTTGTATAAATACTCGTCTAACAGGAGATCTTTATTATGGCGGTCAGCCAAGTAAGTAACAATAGAAACCCCCTTCAGCCCTCTGGATTTGAATTCGTTGCTGATAGGCGTAGGTTATCCAATATCACTTTTTTTGCTCAAAGTATTTCTCACCCAAGTTTAGTGACTAACGCTGCCGCAGTTCCGTATAGGGATTATGTCTCTGTACCAAATATTGGTGACAAAATCCAATATGGCCCATTATCGGTTCAAGTATTATTAGATGAAGATATGCAATCCTATCAAGAAATTATTGATTGGATGGAATATAACATCTATAATGAAGACCCGGGCGTAGCTGATGAGAATTCCCATTTTGCGGATCTCACCCTCAATATACTTTCCAGCAAAAATACCTTAATTCAGAGAATTCAATATCAGGATGCGTTTCCGACAGATATCGGGGAAATCAATATGATGTCGTCAGTATCGGGTACTCAGGTTATAACCTTTCCCGTTACTTTCAGACTAACGAAGTTTAAAATTGTAACTGCATAGGATGTGAAAAATTGATCAATTTACAGGATGTTTTGAATGAATGGGAAGAAGATAGCAAGATAGATCAAAGAGACCTATCTCAGGCAACTATCGAATCCGCTAAGCTCCACGCTAAATACCTAAAGCAATATTCTCTGGCTAAGCTCCAACTTAAGAAATCTGAAATGGACCAAAAAACCCTTCTTAGAGATAAGTGGGAGTGGTATAATGGTAAGATGGATAAAGAGACTATTGAGAAGAACGGTTGGTCATATGACCCTCTCAATGGGTTGAAAATATTGAAAGGCGATATGGATAAATACTATGACGCAGATCCGGACATTCAGAAATCTGAAGAAAAGATAGAATATTGGAAGACTGTGGTATTAGCATTAAAAGAAATTCTGGAGAGTGTCAAGTGGCGCGCGCAGAGTATCAAAAATATAATTGAATGGAAGAAATTTGAGGCCGGGGCATGAGTAAAATATACAAATATGATGATTACGATCACTATATCGAAACCCAGAAAAAGACCACAGATCTCAAATATGGCAAATTGGTCTATATTCAAGCAAATGTTGCTAATGCGATATTTCAAGAGTTTAAGGATAAAAATGTAAAAAATATCCTCTGCCATGGTACCCGATCAGGTAATGAGCAACAAATGTTTAAAGATCTCTTCGACTGTTATGTATGGGGAAGTGAATTATCAAAACTTGCAAAAGATACCCCGATGACAACTATATGGGATTTCAATAAGCCCAACCCTGATTGGGTAGGTAAATTTGATATGGTCTATTCCAATTCATTTGATCATTCTATTACCCCTCTAGAGACCATAAGCGTGTGGAAAGAGCAATTAGCGCATGGCGGTAGATTGATGATCGAGTGGACCGATCATCAAAATGGTGTGCCAGAAGCAACTGACCCTTTTGCAGCAACGGAAGAGGAAATCGTCGCGCTGGCAACAGAGAATGGACTAGAATTAGAAAAGAAACTTTTAGAAAAAAGGGCAAAGCATGCAGGGAGTGTGTTAGTGTTCAAAGTGAGGGATAATGAATAATACTGATAAATTTAGATTTTGGGCAAAGGGTTATATTGCTCATTTGGATGCGGAACCTGGTGTAAAGGCTTATACCAGATTTAAGGAAGAAGCTACAAAGATCGATGATAAGGATCCTGCACCAGCTGTACAGTTCAGAGAATGGCTAAGAGGTTATACCGAAGCTCTTCCATTTTGCGATTATAGGAATTGGGCGGTTATAGTTGCAAAATATGGTGAGATGAATCAAAAATTAGACGGCGATGCGACGCGATTTTTACATTCTCCTCCATCAACATCTCATCCACTTCCCGGTCAAACTCTTTATAATATTACCTTAAACGAATCCCAATTGCAAGATAAGTCAAAATGGTCAGCAACAACTGCTGCAGAAATAATGGCGGGTAATAAAAAACCGAATCCTTGGAATGATGCCTAGTGGAAGTAGTTAGAGTACAGAAAAAGAATCATCACTCCCTCCAAATAGATTGCGGACAAAGTGTTGCAATGGAGTTGACTGAATTTTTCTCTTTTTTCGTACCTAACTACAAATTCATGCCAGCGTTTATCAATAAGGTCTGGGATGGGAAGATTAAGCTTTTTAATAGAGTGAATTATGAACTACCTGTGGGTCTATATGATTATCTCATCTATTTTTGTAAGAACTATGGCTATGACCTCCAAATTGAAGATTCTGATTTAGGATATCCTGGCGCAGAAGCCGAGGTATCTGTAGAGGAATTATACACCTTCGTTACGAATCTGAATTTGCATTCTGAAGGTAAGTCTATTAAGATCAGAGACTACCAATTCTCGGCAGTCTATAATTCGATCAAGAAGAAACGAATACTATTACTCTCGCCAACGGGCTCGGGTAAATCACTAATTATCTACGTTCTTCTTAGATGGTATATGTCTAAGCTGGATAAAAAGCAACTGATTATTGTGCCTACGACTCAGCTAGTTGAACAAATGAAATCGGATTTTGCTGATTACTCCTCGCACGATCCAACCTTTAATGCCGAAGAATTATGTCATATGATCTATTCTGGTAAGGAAAAAGATGTGGATATGCCAGTGTATATTTCTACATGGCAGTCAATCTATAAACTCCAAAGAAAATGGTTTGATGATTTTAGAGTTATCTATGGCGATGAGGTGCATTTATTTAAGGCTGACTCTCTTACTAAGCTTATGAAGAAATGTGACAACGGTGAATATCGAATAGGCACAACAGGTACTCTCGATGATACTGTGACCAATAAGATGGTCTTGGAAGGTACATTCGGTCGGGTTTTCGATGTGATCACAACTAAAGAATTGCAGGATAAAGGGTCTCTAGAAGCACTAGATATCGATTTCCTTATACTTAAACATCCAGCTGAAAATCGAGAGATCTGGCATAAAAAGAGCTATATGGAGGAGATAGATTATCTGGTCCATTATAAGCCTAGGAATGATTTCATTACGGATGTTGCACTATTATGCAAAGGTAATACCCTCGTTCTATTCAATTATGTCGATAAGCACGGCCGCGTAATATATGATGATGTGATGGCAAAGAATAAGAATGATCAGAGGAAAATCTTTTTCATTCATGGCGGCGTAGATACTTCTGATCGCGAGGCCGTAAGAGGTATCGTAGAAAAACAAGAAAATGCTATTATTGTAGCCAGTTTAGGTACCTTCTCAACCGGCATCAATATTAAAAACTTACATAATATCATCTTTGCAGCGCCGTCTAAATCTCAAATACGTGTGCTCCAATCAATTGGTAGAGGGCTTAGAAGAAGTGAAAATGGTCAGGCTACAAAGCTATATGATATCGTTGATGATGTGCATTGGAAAGGCAAGGAGAACTTTGCTTTAAAGCATGGGGCAGTCAGACTGAAGATATACAAAAAACAAGAATTTAATGTCAAAGTAATTAGGATGGATTTAAAATGAAAATCACACAGTTTATAACGAATGCCGGAATAGAAATAGTTGGGGAGATCGTAGATAGACCGGCGGGTGTAACTCCTGTATTTGGTGCCAAATCTATCTACATGAAGAATCCTATCAAGATTAGTGAGCTTCATTTTGATGATGGGACCTTTGATATCATGTCTCCAGTCTTAGCCCTTTCGGTTAGTACTAAAGAGGAAATTATCACAGAGATTAATGTAGATACGATTATTATAGTGCTGGATAAACCTCATGATAAGATTCTTAAGAATTACATTATGTCTATTGAACAGCAGCAGGAACATAGAGATGCTGCAGATGCATCTTCTGATGAGAACGATGGATTAGAACCTCTGGATAAAGCTCTCTCTAAGACTAAAAAGAGAGTTGCCGAGGGAAATGTTATAAAGTTCAAGAAGGACGAATAGTATATTCTATCCTTCCCGGAGTTGTCTTCTTATTATACCACAGAATCAACGGGTTGTAAACCCCCTAAATCATAAATAGATGGTTATAACATAAATAAAAAGGAATAAAAACGATGAATAATGAAGAGAGATTAGTGGAACTTTGTAAGAAAGTTCTAAGAGAAGGTAAAGATGGTGGTCAGGAACATTATCACATTTCGGCTGATGTTGATTATGGTGATGATGATAAACCGACTCTCGATAGCACCAAACATCTCAAAACAGGTGGAAATAAAGCTAAAGCATTAGGCCTAAAGGTTACATATCATCATAATGATGATATGAATCATAAGACCCCTTCTGGCCCTCGCTCAAGTCCAAATTTTAAGCACGGTCATTCATCAATTAGTATTTCTGGGCATAAAGATATCATTCGTAATCATCTTAAAAAAGATTGGGGGTTGGATGACGCATCTGTTAAAGGTAGTCGCAGTAAGACGCATGGCGGTTGGTCACCAGACACTAAATATCATAATGGCATGGGATAAATAAATAAAAAGGGGTTTACAAAAGCCTCTATCTATGGTATAATAGATCTTAATTAGGCCACGTAGCACAACAGGATGGTGCAAGACACTTCTAATGTCAAGGTTGAGGGTTCGAGTCCTTCCGTGGTCGCCAATTATAATAGGATGAAGTATTAATTTATGAATAATAAGTACAAGCGTGATATATTAAATTTTTTATTAATGATGGCATTCTTAGCCTGGAGAGGCGCAAATAATACTTTACAAATGGGAAAAGGATTTATCTTTACTATATTTCGTATAAAGTATAAAATGCATTACGATCCTAAATTTGGGTTGTATTCATGTGAAAGGATTGTTAATGGCAAAAAGAACTAAGAAAAAAAGTATACATTATGTGAATAATGCCGAGTTCTCACAAGCAGTGGTTGATTATTGTAAATCCGTCCAGGATGCTAAAAAGAAGAGACTCAATCAAATGCCTCAAGTCACCGACTATATAGGCACATCTTTCTTAAAGATTGCCGAGGGGTTATCACACGCCAACAATTTTATCAATTATAGCTACCGTGAAGAGATGGTCATGGATGCAGTGGAAAACTGTCTCAAGGCCATAGGCAACTATAATATTGAAGCGGCCACGCGAACTGGCAAACCCAACGCCTTCTCCTATTTCACACAAATTAGCTATTACGCATTCCTAAGACGGATTGCCAAAGAGAAGAAGCAACAAGATATTAAGATGAAGTACATCGCCCAGTCTGGAGCGGAAATCTACATCGATGGTAACGGAGATGACAACGCTGCGCTAGCTAATTTTGTTGATCAGCTTAAATCTAGAATTGGTAAGGTTAAAGAATCTGATAGGGAGCTGAAAGAATACGGTAAAGCCCTTAAGAACACAGGACCAGCGAAAAGATCTGATAAAGAAACTCAGGAATAAATAATGCTCATTGCTATAATTAATGATACCCACACGGGTATAAGAAACTCTAGTGAGATTTTTGCAAACAATGAAGAAAAGTTTTATGATGAAGTATTCTTCCCCTATTTAAGAGAACATAAGATTAAGCGAATACTTCATCTAGGTGATGTATTCGATAATCGTAAAATGATCAATCTGAAATCTCTCTGGCGATACAGGAAAATGTTCCTTGAGAAGCTTAGAGAATACGGTATGCATATGGACATTATTCCTGGCAATCATGATGTTTATTACAAGAATACGAATGACCTGAATTCTCTAAAAGAATTGCTGGGTCATTATATGGGTGAAATCACCGTTCATATGGATCCTACCGTTGTGAATTATGACGGATTTAAGATGGGATTACTTCCCTGGGTTAACTCAGAAAACTATGATAAGTCCATCCACTTCCTTAAGACGTGCGAGGCTGCATGGTTAGGCGGACACCTGGAATTGAAGGGATTTGAAGTTCTAAAGGGTGTGCAATCCCACCACGGCATGGAGTCTAATCTATTCTCTAGATTTGAGAAAGTTATTACAGGTCATTATCATACAAAATCCGAACGAGAGAATATCAAATACCTAGGCTCTCAAATGGAATTTACTTGGGCTGATGCTCACGATCCGAAACATTTCCATATCCTTGATACCTCTACGCGCGAGCTCGAAGCGGTTTTAAATCCCAACGTATTATTCCATCGCATCTATTACGACTCTAGGACAGAGGATTATAACAACTATGATGTCTCGGTCTGTGACAATAAGTTTATCAAAATCGTCACAATAAACAAGGGGGATCTATTTACATTTGACAAATTTGTTGATAGAATACAAGCACGACCTATTCACGACCTTAAGATCGCGGAAAACTTCCAAGAGTTTATAGGTGAAAATGTCGAAGATGATGGTATCGAATTAGAGGAGACTGAAGAGCTTTTGGATTCGTACGTAGAGTCAGTTGATACCGACTTAGATAAAAATAGATTGAAGATTGATATGAGAAATCTCCATATTGAGGCCCAAAGTCTGGAAATTTTTTAATGCTAAAATTTACAAAACTACGTTGGAAGAATTTCCTTAGTACTGGCGATAAGTTCACGGAAATAGATTTTACAGCTGCTAGGACTACATTAGTGGTTGGGGGTAACGGTGCAGGTAAATCTACCATGCTGGACGCCCTTTCGTATGCTCTATTTGGTAAAGCTCATAGGAAAATTAACACCCCACAATTGGTCAATAGTGTGAACAATAAGGGTATGCTATGTGAAGTAGAGTTCACAGTAGCCGGCGCTGATTTCAAAGTCGTTCGAGGACTTAAGCCCCAGATCTTTGAGATCTGGAAGAATGGTAAATCTATGAACCAAGAAGCTGATGCTAGAACATATCAGAAATTTCTTGAGCAGAATATCATTAAACTGAATCACAAATCGTTTCATCAAATTGTAGTGCTAGGTAGCTCGTCATTCGTCCCCTTTATGCAATTACCTGCTCAGCACCGCCGTGATATTATCGAGGACCTTCTAGACATTAATGTCTTCTCAAAGATGAACCTAATTATCCGCGAGAAAACCAGTATGCTCAAGGAGATCATTAAGGATAACGAGTATAAGATTAATATCAACGAGAAATCGATTGAAACCCAGTCTAAATATATCTGCAATATGAATGCAATGAATGAGGAAGAATTAGCTGAAAAGAAAGATCAGATATCCGCTACTCAAAAAGATATCGATAAGCTTAATGAAAAAAATGTCGAGCTTAGCGAATACCTAGAAAAGTGGATGGACACTACTAACACCCAATCTGAAAAAGTACAGGGGGAATATAATAAATTGGTCTCCTATGAAAATCAGTTCAAGAATAAGGTGGTCGATGTAGTTAAGAGCTCGAAATTCTATGAAGAGAATTCGTCATGCCCAACTTGTACCCAGAAAATTGAAGAACATGTCCGAGAGACCAAACTAAAGGACGCGAGAGCACAGGCACGCGAGCTTCAATCAGCGATGGATAAAGCTAAGGTTGAGCGAATAGATAGAGAGTCAGTATTAGCTGATCTTAATAAGAAGTATGAGGAATTGCGCGGTAAGCAATCCTCGATTAATGCTAACAATCAGGAAATCCGTACACTTCATAAGAACATTGACACCCTTAATAAATCTATCAATCGCCTAATTAACAGAGAATCAGATCTGGAAAAAGCAAAGGCTGACTTGCTTGAAATGAGGGACGAAAGAGACCAACTCAAAGATAAGAAATACGAATTTAGCAGCCAATTGGCCTATAATAGTGTTATTATTGAAATGCTAAAAGATACGGGTATTAAGACTAAAATCATTCGTCAATTCTTACCTATCATCAATAAGTTTATTAACCAGTATCTGCAAGTCCTAGATTTCTTTGTCCATTTTCACTTAGACGAGTCTTTTCAAGAAACGATACGCTCGAGACACCGCGATGCATTTTCATATTCATCTTTTAGTGAGGGTGAAAAACAGAGGATCGATTTGGCCCTGTTATTCTCATGGAGAATGATCGCCAAAATGAAGAACAGTGTTTCAACCAATCTCCTTATATTGGACGAAACCTTTGACTCTTCCCTTGACCATGAGGGTGTGGACAATCTGATGAAAATCTTATATACGCTTGATGATGATACCAATATCTTCGTAATATCGCACAAAGGCGAAATACTTGAAGGTAAATTCGAATCACGAATAGAATTTGTCAAGGACAAAAATTTCTCAAAAATATCCAAATAGGGGGTTTACTTTTAAGTCACCTTATGATATAATGAATCTAATTGAACAGGAGTTAAAATGAAATTTACTGATCACACTATTAAAGTGTTAAAAAGCCTAGCAAATATCAATGACAGTATTCTATTTCCGGAAGGTAATTGCTTTAGAAGTGTAAATGAAACCGGCGATATATTCGGAATGATCGTAACAGATCAAACCTTTGAAAAAGAATTCGCGATATATCATCTAGGTGAGCTTCTATCTACAGTGGGGCTTTTAAAGGACCCTCAGCTAGAAATTAAAGATGGATATATGGATCTTAAGGGCGATTCTGGTAGAAGTAAGATCAAATACTTTTTCACCGACCCTGATATGATCAAAAAAGCACCAAAAAACGTTAAGATGGCGTCTCCAGAAATCGCCTTCGAACTGGATTGGTCAACACTCAATAAAGTCAAAAAGGCCGCTGATACGTTTGGCTATCATGAATTTTATATCACAAACGGTGACGGATGTATAGAATTGGCTGTAGCTGATATCGATCCTCAAAAAGGTCTGAATAGAGCAGGTAACACCTTTTCTATATCAGTACCAGGTACCTTCCCCAAAAATGCAGAATTCAAATTCTTTATTGATTTGAGCAAAATGGGGATATTGATGGTTGGGGATTATAAAATCGAAGTTACTAAAAGTAAAGCCGCCCATTTTACACTTAAGAATAGTCCGCCGGGTTTAAGTACGGAGTATTACATTGCAACTGAAAAACATTCTACATATGGAGAAAAATAATGAGCGTTAAAGAACTAACAGAACTATCACAGCAAGTCGGCCGAAGCACTATTGCAGTTATTGATACAATGACACAGCGCGGCGCGGTAAAGGGTGAAGAGCTTAGTGTCATCGGTCGCCTTCGCGATCAATGTAGTCAAATGGTAAATCTGGCTGAACAAGCACAAAGTGCAGCCGAAAATGATGTAACTGATAACCCCTCTAAGAAATGAATAGACGTGGATTCATGCAGGTAACATTTGGAGGTGGCGCTGCCGTCTCCATGTTATCATCCCCTGCAGGTGCATTAGCGAATATTCTTGTTGAAGGACCCTCGCCAAATGAAGATCTGATTAAATCAGATCATCTGCGTGAGTTGGTCAGACATGCTTTAATTTCCGTAAGATCACCTGATCCCCTTCGCTTCCAAGACGAGTTTAAAGAAACGTTGGGCGGTATATTAGAAATGAGAGGGTTTAAATCTGATATCTTTTATAATTTCCGGCAAAACGGTTCCACAGTTTTTAGTGTCAGACCGTGGGAGAACACGTTTCCTGATTTCGAAATAAAACTCCCAAAGGTTAAGATTGGTTCTGGGGGATTTCTAGTTAATCCCCAACCAATAAGTTTGAAGCGAATGGAATAAATTATGAGTGAAGTTATTGAAAGGCTGAAAGCTTTAATGTGTGGTTATGAGACCGATTCTCAACTTGGCGATGAGAACCTCCGAATGGTAGTTTTAGAAGATATGAAGGGTCCAGTTTCTTTAAACGGTGCCACACCTTTGACGGCTTTTTCAATGGATTATGATCATGATCCGCGGGTCACCATTAAGAATATAAAGGCGAAATGCGCTGAACCCAAATGGGGTTATAATGCAGTGGCCTTCTATAAATATGAACGAGAAAAAAATAAAATCCGATGGGGAGGGATGAAAATCGGCAATTAATAAAGTCGAAGGGTTTACATCCGAAGAAAAATACGGTATAATGCAACTATAACATGGGAATAAATTATGAGTGATGAATTTTTATGGGCCGAGAAATATCGGCCTAAAACTATTGAAGAATGTATTTTACCTGATGATCTTAAGTCTAGATTTTTAGATATTCTCAAGACCGGCGAAGTCCCGAATATGATTTTAACGGGTTCTCCTGGTCTTGGTAAAACTACTGTCGCACGCGCTTTGTGCACAGAACTTGACTTAGATTATATGGTCGTTAACTGTTCAGAAAACGGCAACATTGATACCCTTCGAGGTAAAATCCGACAATTCGCATCTAGTATTTCTCTCATGGGTGGCTATAAAGTAGTTATCCTAGACGAGGCGGATTACCTTAACATCGTATCAACCCAACCGGCACTTCGAGGCTTTATCGAAGAATTTAGTGATAATTGTCGTTTCATTATGACATGTAATATGATCAATCGCATTCTTCCAGCTCTTCGTTCACGTTGTCCAGTAATCGCATTCAACACGAGTAATAAAGAAAAAGCTGGGCTCGCTGCTCAGTTCTATAAACGTGTAGAGAAAATCCTCAAAGATGAAAATATTGAATTTGATCCTAAATCTGTAGCAGATCTGATCATTGAATTTGCCCCCGATTGGCGAAGGATTTTAGGTGAATTACAACAGTTTTCACGTGGTGGAAAGATCGATCCTAATGTCAAAAGCCTTCTTGTAGATAGCAAATATGATACACTGTTTAAGGCATTGAAGGATAAGGATTTTAAGGCTATGCGCAAATGGGTGGCAGACAATATGAATGTCGACCCTAACGTCATCATGCGCGGCATCTTTGATCGTATGGAAGGTAGAGTGAAACCTCAATCAATTCCAGCGATCGTACTGATCTTGGCTGACTATCAGTTTAAGCATTCCTTTGTGGCCGATTTTGAGTTAAACATGGTCGCATGCATGACAGAATTAATGAGCGAAGGGGAATATTTATAATGAACAATAAGATGATAGGTATATACGACTTTGAAACCTTGTCAAAGGATAGGATCGACGGTGTCGTAGTATCCTGTGCATGGTTATTGATTGAAGAAGATGAATTGCTCCCGAATACTAAAATGAGCTTTAAAAATCTGATCGATCGAGCAGAGACCGTTAAGTTAGACACGCGAGAGCAAATTGAAAGGTTCAAAATGCACGTGTGCCCAGATACTGTTGCTTGGTGGGGAAGACAGAATGATAAAGCAAAAGAGCAGCTAAAACCTAGTCCTCACGATATCTCATTATCAGAATTTCCTGGTAGATTTAGATCCTATTTGGAAAGAATGAAGGGAGCGAACGGTAAGATCTCTAGAATGTATTCCAGAAATAATACATTCGATCCTATTTTCATGGGCTCTATTCATAAAAGATTTGATGCAAAATTACCTTATGACGAGTTCTCAATCAGGGATACGAAATCTACTATTGATGGATTATCATGGGGCAACGATCTACGTGACAATTTTATCCCCGATAATCTTGATACAGAATTCATTTATCACGATCCTAAGCATGATATCTGCATAGATATAATGAGATTACACGCTTTAATTCAAGCACAGTTTGCGGATGAACCACCATGGGATTAGACTTTGAAAATCACTTAGCATTTTACACTAAGGCAAAGTGCATTTATTGTGTAATGCTAAAAGATAAATTAGAATTATGGAATATTAAATATACCGAATTCGATTACAGTGCCGATGATAACTTTACCAAATATCCCCAGCTTCAGTATATGAATGAAGATGTTCTACATGATGACACCTCAGGGTTAACCCTTGAATTATTAGTTGAGAGATGCAATGAAAGAACCAAAAA